AACGCACCAGTAACCATATCAACGATACTTGTTATTGTCATTACTGCGAAAGACATAAAACCAATTATTGATTTTTCGTTGTATTCATTTTTATCTTTAAATATTTCACTAAATCCCATTATTATTCTCCTTATGAAGTTTTAAAATTGTAATATTGCATAGTCGTATTGAAGTGTTAATGTTATTTCAACTGGGTCTGATGTTCCGTAGTCCATATCTCCAAAATTAGCACTTTGAATAAATGTTCCTTTCAAAGTCCATTCTTCAACAATGTCCCCAACAGGACCTAATAGGTTAAATGTAATATCTTTTTTATAAAAGTCTGAATAACCTTGGCGACCTGTAACTGACTCGTGATGTTCTCTCACCCATTCCATAACTGCTTGTGAAGCGGAAGGAACGATTGGGTCATACAATGTAATTTCTAATGGTTGCCATGCACCTTTACCTTTTACATACCTTTTAACATTTATATGTTCTAACACCACTTCATCAAATTGAATAGTTGGTCTATTCATTGCTTTGATAGTGAAGGCTGGTATACCTTCAATATACATAATGAACCTATTCTTTGTTTTCGGTTCAAAGGGTGTAAACATTATTTCACTTGGGTCTAATACTTTAGCCATTTAAAAATCTCCGTGTTTTATATTCAGTAATAAATATAACAAAACGAAAAAAATCGTTAAATATATTTCATTATACTTTGGAAGTTTTTTGAAAGTTTTATATGCTAAAAAAAACCCCACAAAAAGTGGGGTTTTCTTCAGTTTATTAACTATTATTCAGGGAATGTAGCACCTGTTGGTTGAACTACAAAGTCTAATACTATAAACTCTGCTGTTCGTGTAGGTTGAATAAATATCTGTCCGATTAGACGATTTCTATCGACTTCTTCGGGAGTATTATTTGTATCATCCATAACCACTCTAAATGCACTCAATCCACTATTTGATTGAACATCTTCCAAGAAAGGATTAACAACATTTAAGAAACGAGCTCTTGTTGCGTTAGTATTCTGTTCAAATACTAAGAAACGAGAAGTTGATGCGATAAATTTCTTTAAAGCTATCAATAATCGTCTTACATTTACTCTATCTAATGCTGAAGGTTTTCCTTGTAATGTTTTCTGTCCAAACACAACTACACCCTGTCCAGGGAATGTTGCGATAGGATTGACTCTATCTTCATACAACTTATCTCTTTCACTATGAGTTAGTCTAGTTTTTGCTTCTAACACATCTGATAAACCACCACGGTTTAGACCTGCGGGAGCGAACCATTCGTGTGCTACTGAGTCATTAAATGAAATGACACCAGGTAGAACAACTGATGGCGGAACCCAAGTTGGTCTGTTTGTATTATCGTCAAGAACTTTTACCCACGGGTAATAAGTTGCTGTATAGTTTGAATCTAATGATTTCACATTATCTCTCACAGTATCTACTGAATCACCATACAAAGCTGCATCAAGAATAAGGAAAGTATCTGCTCTCTCTTCTGATTTATCTATTGCGTGATTAGTAACATTTGTGTGAGTTCCGTGAATAACACCAGGTAATACCATCATATTGATATCAAATTCGTCTGGATTACTTACTGCGTTAATAGCTCTTTTATAAACTACTGAACCGGTTTTAGCTCCTCCATCCAAATTAAATCCTTGAGTGTTTGTTGCACTAATGTCAGCACCTGTTGCATAATGTGTTGCTGGATTTGAACCATCAAATCCCCATTGGAAAGGAACTACAAACTTTCTTTGTTCAACTGCTGAACCTGAAAGTGTTAGTAATTCTGTTTGTCCTGCATAGTTAGTTGCTACTGCTGTAGCTCCGTCTGAACCAAACATATTTTCCAATGACATAGTAACATTACTACCTTGATTTGCTCCACTTGTTCCATAAGATATAGGTGATAAATATTCTCTATTATCTAGGTTAGAGTAGTTTAAACCATAGAATACATTTTGGTCAAAGTCGGCTACTGATGAGCTTTGGTTTGATTTAAATGATGCTGTTGGTATACTTGTTGCTGTTGTATTTTCTGAGTAATATGGAACATATACTTTGTTGTGTCCAAAAGGAACAACTGTAGCTGGAAATGTTTCTAAATCAGAATAATCTCCAACTCTTATATGTTTACTTTTATTAGGATAGTCACCATAGTAAGTTAATTTACCATTTGAATCGATAGATGTGTGTCTATCACCAATTACTCTTGCGAAGTAATTAGATTCGTTTACATCAAGTGATAAGTTATCAAATTGTTCTATGACACTATCATTACTAGGTCTTCTTGAATCGTTTTTAAAGTTTACTGAACGAACTTGTAATGAGAAAGTTCCGTAATCAGAACCTGCTACACTACCAGCGTCTTTTATGTTCATAATATTAACTTTTAATTCTTGGTTAATATTACTTCCGTGTGCACGAGTGTAAACTCTGAATAGACTATACCTTGAACCACCTACATTTTGCGATTGTATGTAAGGTGTTCTTGCATATTGATAATCAGAATTACCTGTCCAAGGACTTGCTGTTCCGTCTGCATTAAATCCAGTTGCTCCAACTGAAAGTTGTGAACCAGTTGCATCAAATGTTGCTGTTATGAAACTACCTGTTATTTTTCCACTCATATCTCCGTGAAGAGATTTAAAGTTTTTGTATAAATATACTGGTACCGTGTTGTTCTGTGGGTCATATGGTAATAGTTTGTCTATATAAGACTCACTACCCGTATCGAATGAAATTGTTTTACTCAAAGCTGTAGAACCTGTAATCTCCAACAAGGAAGATGATAAGGGTGCTACTCTTTGGTCTACCAATCCATCACTTATGTTTGCTCCGGTGATACCACCTAGTCTAGTAGGTGCTAATATTGCAATAGTTTTTCCGAATAATTCCGGATATTCTTCTGCAGCATTTAATCCACCGACAGTTGCTAATGAACCAGTGGTTTTTATAGCTAATACATTAGCTTGATAACCACCAATTCCAAGAACGCGAACAATTGTTACTGTACCAGCAGATTTTAAATATTGTTTAGCCGTGTAAGGGACATAAAAACGAGAGTCAAGACTTCCAAATATCTCTTCAAACTCACTAAAATTACTGATTTGTGTTGGTGTGAACGCTGGGCCTTTTTGTGTTGGCCCAATTATTGCCGCACCAATCTCAGAAATTCCTTGTGGTAAGAATGATAAGTCTTTTTCTCGTGTAAATACACCAGGGCTAACTATTCTTTCTGCCATTTGTTTTCTCCAATTAATGAAATTTTTAATATACTAATAAATAGTATATAGTAATCCCAAACGATATATATGGGACTACTTTTTTTAGTTGTTTTCTACTTCTTCAGTAGGGTTTGGTGTAAATTCACCTGTTGTTGGATTTAATGCTCCAGCACCATATTTTTCATTTAGAGATTTAACTAAGTCAGATTCAGTTTGACGATTTGTTTCCCAATCTTTCGTAAGATTATCTTCCATTTCATCAAGACTATACATCTGTCTTTCTAAATTAATACGACTAACTTTAGTTTGTCCAAATCGAGTTGAAATACTTGCATAAGTATTTTGTAACTCTTGTAACGAACTAAGTTCTTCATCTGTGAATTTTACTGGTTCATCTGAACCCATTTGACTTTTTAATTTTGTTTCTTCAGCCATTTTGTAACTCCTTATTGTTTTACTGCTTTATATCTACGACCTGAACTATCTTCGTTTTGTAGTTCAATTGCTTTTTCCCAGGCTTCTTGTTCGTCATCAAACGAAAAAGTTTGAGTATCACCAGAACCACTAAGTTGACTCCAAAATTGTTGTTTTGTTGCCCAATTGGGGTCTGATGACCCTGTTAAAAAATATTGTTTTACTACTATCCAACTCATATGTATATAAATATCATCTTGTTTGTTATTATTACATTTTATTTTAAACGGGACCTCTTTTTCCCATCCAAATTCTTTTAAATTCATCTCTATTATCTTGTTCACCCATAATTATCTCTGGTGCATAATAGATATTACCTTCTCCCTCTAAATACCATTTTATTCTTGCTTCTTCTGGGATTTCTAATTCTACTTCGTGATAACTAATTCTATCGTTATCCCAATAATGATGATGATGTTCGTATCCCTCTGAATAAACTGAACTTGGTCTTAGTATATTGTTATACCAACTAACAATAGTTCCTTCTTTACAATATGGTGCAATCAACCAAGGAAATAATGGTTTATTTTTCATATCACCATATGGGTCATAAAATACCGCATCATACTTTTTATCTGTTGGTATACTTTCTGCCCAATCACCTTTAACAGGAATTACATTTGGTTTATCTTCTGCCCATATTAATAGTCGTTCATACACCTCATCATTTATTTCTATAATTGTATGTGAATTAATATCGTGTGATTGTATATGTGTTGCACTAATACCCATACCAAATCCAGACTCTAAGATGTCACCACCATTTCTTGTAACAATTTCTCCGTGTTTAACCATTATCGGGTCTTCCCAATCGGACATCACTTCCCAACCAATTTCTGTATCTAATATTTGAGTATCTGTAAATGTATATTTTGCTACAGCTGCTCTACCTTTCATAACCTATTATCTTCCTCCACCTTCACCAGCTGAATCATCATAATTTGTTCTACATTCTAACATACTATGTGGTGCACTGGCATTATAACTTCCATTACCAACTTCAAAATCAGCTGTATTAAATAATTGATTTATTTCAGTTAAACTTGTATTTGTTTTATATGCACTTGAAATATTAGATTCTGCATGCGGGTCTCCACCTTGTGCTGCATTCAATATACTTGTTGTTGAAGTTGCACCACTTCCTGTTGCTGAACCACTTAGGTGTATTTGTCCTGCACTTGCTAAAGCTGCTCCTGCCATTAGTCATCTCCCCGTAATTCATTAATATCTTCTTTTAATTCTTCTATTTGAACTTGTTGTTCTTTAACAGCTTCTACTAATACAGCTACCATTTTATCATAATCTACCGTCAAGTATTCCTTATCATCAATCAAGGCCATTTTCTTTTCTCTGACAAGTTCTGGTAAAACTTTTTCTACTTCTTGTGCAATTAACC